ATTGCACTGCCATTAATTATCTGCCTTTGGTGTTAGTGCCTTACTCAAGAACTGACGCTCTTTGTATTCAGCGCCTTGTGAATCTAAGTAGGTGTTAGTGTTATTTACATAACCAGCACGCTGTGTATGATTATTTTCAGCACCAGGTGTTAGGCCAGTTCTCACGCTGTCTTCAATCTTGCGCCAAAAACGACCATCAAATCTAAACAGTCTATTTGGCAAATAATCCAGGCGTAAAAAGTAATCGCCTTCGGCTGGATTGACAGGAAATGATATACCAGCGCCGGTTACAATTTGATTTGGGGCACGCCCATCTCCGGTTAGATAACCTTCAATTTTGGCTGTAGGGCTCATCACTCCCATATCGGACGAAGGGTCGAGCTGATCGGCTGTTATCTCGGTAGAGTCTACTGTGATAGGATCTCCTTGGGGAGTACCATCCTGATTTTGTCCCAGTGTGTAAAATGTTTGTGTGTTATACCCACTTAGTGGAACATCTGCTTCGGCCTGAGCAACAATACCTTCGTTTAGGTTCATATACTGTTGATAGGTACTTAGTATTTGTCCCACCGGTGTTGTAGTTGTGTTACTGGCTGCAATATTATCAAGTATGTCTTTAAATTCTTGGCTGTCCACTAAAGGATTGAGTTTGACACGCCACAGGTGTGGCCACCAGGTTGGGCTAAATCCTTCTGAGGCAAAACTGGCATCTCCTACCACATAATATCTTTTCAATGCGGCCGGTAAATCTGCGTTTAAGGCATCGTAGTCTTTTAGATGTTGCAGTTCTAGTACATCACCAGCCATTAGTTTACGACCAATAATGTCAACCATGTCGCGCAGGTGGAACACCATGAACAACGTACCGGTTTGTAAAAACAAACCAAATTGGCTTAAATCAAAATCTTGATCAGCACGTTGATAGATACCACGCATTTTGTACACAGTATGTTCATACTTGCGATCACGATTTTCCGTCCACAGTAAATCTTGTATGTTTAACGCACTTTGATTGGTATAGGCCGGTTGAGTAGCATCGGCACTGAACCCAATATTGGTATTTGACCCAACTGTGGTAGTTGTGGGCAAATTTAATGTGACTGTGGTTGAAGTAAATTGTGTTACCTGTGCGCCGGCTGGTATTCCAGTACCATATACGTATTGTCCAACAGACACACCATTGGTGTTGCTGAACTGTAACAAGACGTCTGGACCAGATTGACTGGCACTGGTGTATAAAAATACTCCCTGTGGAGCAGTACCTAGATATTTGTTTACCAGTATTCCTGTTCCGCCAACGGTAAACATTTCACTAATTCTTCTATCGAAAAATTTATAATCGTTTGAATGTTGACCATCTTTCCAGAGACTTAAACGTGGCATACTGTATCCTTATTAGCATATTTATCCACGGTTGACCCCAAATTGTCAAAATGCTACAATCACGTATGGATCATGACAGTGGGTTAAAACGTCGTTTAGACGAGGCATTTTTTGGTATCAAACAAATACGCCCGGATATGCGCGATGATTTGCGTCGTATGTGGCGTCGTGCCAGCAATACCTGGACTCAAATGGATAATGAACTGGTCAACTGCCGTAGGATTGGTAAATTAACACCAAGGTATCTGTCGCTCCAAACAGAATTTTTAGAAAGTTTAAGTACTGTAGAACAGTATATAGCCTGGGGTACACTACTGGGTTGACTAAATATTCCCAAAATGCTATAATAGTGTATATTGGAGGTCAAATGAAAATTAACGGTAAAACAGTACGAGCCAAAGTCAAAGCCACACGTAATCCATTGTTCGGTGACGAAAAGTATGTAGGTGGTGAGCCCAAATGGGACACCGAACGAGCCCTTGCAATGTCAGGTGAAGAGTTTGATCATTTTCTACGTAAAAGTTTTTACTACTACAATTATTTTTATACTCAAAAAGATACTAAAAAATATGTGGTAGAATGGCTTAAAACCAATAAAGAATTTGACCAAGATGAAGTCAAACGCTTTGAGCGTAGTGCAGATCGTGCAGTTTCCATGACTGTACACAGTTTGATTATGGCACATCGTCAGGGTATGCCCTTGCGTGAAAATCATATTGCCTTTATTGATCAAGAAATTGAAAGAGCTATATCAGGTGCTGGTGCTGAAGTTGCGGAAATCGCAGTAGCAGAAACACCAAAGGTTGCGGCACCTACTATACAAGATCGCCTAAACGAAAAAACAGCAGAAACTATCGGCGAACTGGAAGGACACTATGATGAGTTTGTTCAAAACCCAAAATACTCATTTAAACCCTATGACTTTTTAGTAGCCAACAATGTGCCACAGAGTCAGTTGACCAAATATGAAGCAGTATTCCAAAGTCGTTTCGACGAACTCAAAGAAGCGTTTTTGAAAACAGATGAACAACTTACCGAAGGATATAGCCACTACAAACTCAGCGACTATAAACGTATAATGGCCTTTATTGATCAGATCTTAAATGATATTATACAGTATCGCGGAGTTAAACGAGCCACTAAACGAGTACGAGCTCCACGTAGTGTCAGTAAAGAAAAAGTTGTAGCCAAACTCAAATATCTCAAAGAGGAAAAAGTTCTTAAATTAGTCAGCATAAATCCTGCAGACATCGTTGGTAGCCAAGAGCTTTGGATCTATAATACCAAAACTCGTAAACTGGGAAGGTATATTGCTGACAGTTTACAAGGTCCACTGGCGGTCAAAGGTACTACTATAACCGGCTACGACGAGCACAAATCCGTAACTAAAACACTTCGTAAGCCTGAGGACAAACTACGAGAATTTGCTCGTGCTACCAAAGTAGAATTGCGTAAGTTTATGGATTCAATCAAGGCCACAGAAACTCTACTCAACGGACGTATAAACTCAGACACGGTGTTATTAAAAGTACAGTAATAAATACTGTACTATGACAATTTCATTCAGCGGTATCCGAGACAGTTTTCCTATAGTACCTGCCAGCATAAGCCTCAGCAATTACTATCGTGGAGGATCCGTTTTAGGTCCTTATGTCAATCCCAAAACAGTACCAGTGGCTACTGTTCCTCCGGCTGCTCCTGCCCCAATTTCATTTAGTAATTTTATTGGTGTGCCGGCCACAGGAAATATTTCTTATAATCAATATTTCCCTCCTGGCGCAGATCAAAACAACTGCGGAGCTGCCTGGACAGTGGACTACATAAATGGTTATTTTGGGTGGGGTCTTTATGTCACAGTATGTAGTTACATGGATGGTCGACACATATCTCCAGAAATGAATTACGGTTGCAGTCAGGAACTGTGTTTTACTGTGCCCAATCAGATTGTGTATGCTGATGGTCGCAACAGTACCCAAGGTCATATTATCAATAGATCTCCAGATAGTCGATACGGAGACGGTATTGGATTTTTTGGTGTTATTTACGGTTACTGGGACGGTGGATCTACAGTATATGTCACTGGAAACACCGGCAGTGGTGGCCCTGGAGATTCAGGATATGCTTATGCCACTGGTCTTACAAGATCATCGTGGACTGCTCTCTGTGGTGGAGGCTCAAATACTCTAAGTGTTAATGTATCATAAATATGCTATATAGGAACAGTTAAATGACACCATATACCGGACAAGTTGCCCCAGATCAAGGTTTCAATGCCAATCTTAATGTAGAGACTGGCAGTCTCTACAATCCTGCTACTGGATCCGGTGCGGGCCACATTGCCTACGATCCCACTTACTATACAACCAGCGACGCCAGACGTGCGGCTATCACTGACTATATTCGTATACGTTTAGGTGATGGTATTGTTGATGTTGAACTAGACAAAGAACATTACGAAATGGCCATTGATCAGGCCTTGATCCGATACCGTCAACGCAGTCAAAACGCCACAGAAGAAAGTTATGTTAGCATGACTCTGTTGCCAGAAACACAAGAATACATACTGCCCCAAGAAATTATGCAGGTACGTCAGATATTTAGACGTGGTATTGGATCAGTAACTGGAACTACTGCTAGTCAATTTGAACCATTCAGTTCTGGCTACTTAAACACCTATATGTTGGTAGCCGGCCGAGTTGGAGGATTAACCAACTATGAATTATTTGTTGATTACCAAAAACTAGCAATGAAAATGTTTGGTGGATTCATGAATTTTACATTCAATCCAGTAACTAAAAAACTCACCATTGTACGTAAAATGCCATTCCAAGGACTTAATCCAGACCTGACTCAACAGGAAAGTGTGTTGCTTTGGGTGTTTAATACCAAACCAGATCAGATGATCTTTAACGATCCTTACAGTTTTCCTTGGGTACAAGACTATGCTTATAGTTTTTGCAAGCGAATAGTAGGTGAAGCACGTGAAAAAT